CTAGATTGAAATAGCGGCCCATATTTAGTATCTTGCTTCATCTCGGAGACAAGATCACTTACTGAGAGAAAATCACCCTTAGCATTAACGCGAGGGTTTCCATCTGTTCCAATAACCCGAACTGAATAATCGCCATCGACTTCAACTGCTTTTAACGCACTACGCACAAAAGGCATTAACAAGTCGGTATTTCCCTTGCTTGCCGCAATTGCTGCGATTGCCTGTGCATCCACAACATTCTTACTTACTGCGCGGTCTTTCGCTGCGACTGTCTCAGTCATTGCGGCAATAGCCTTTGCATGAAGATCATTTTGTTGAGCGCGGAGCTTGTCCCATTCACCGGCTTGCGCCAGCTTTTCTGTTTCTGCTTTTTCCTGAGCGGAGATCAGCGCTTGAATTTCTTCAGGTGTTTTACCTAAAGCCTTCCATGCGCCTGTTTGCTTGCTCAATTCGCGTGCGGTAGTGCGTTCTTTTTCCAGCGCCGATTTAAGCCCGGCAGTATCTTCAATCCCATCAACGTCAAGTTTGAACTTGTCGCCATTTGGAACGTAGAGCGCGCGAACTGCTTCAGGTACTGAATCGAGTGTGTCAATGTTTAATGCAAGTGCCATGATTTAATCCCTCTCGGATTGTTTGTGAGCATCCCGCTCAAAAGAAAACCGCCTGACATCACGCCGGGCGGTTCGGTAAAGCTAAAAACAAAAAAGCCAGCGGGTTAGGCTGGCTTAGTGGTTAATTCTTAAATTCTGTTATGGGTACTTTTTACGCAAAGCGTCCATTGATAAAGGATTGCCGGACTGATCGAGCATATCCCGCAACGTCAATTTCCCATCCCTAAACATTTGCGCACGAACTACGCCAAACTGTTCATTTTGTTGCTCTGGCGTTCTATTTGCAAACCAATCTGTAAATGTCATCTTTGCCGATACCTGACCGCCACTTGATGCACGTGTTTTATGGTCTGGTAGGTCTTTTAGCTTTCCGCCGGATACTTCTGACATTGGTTTAAGCACGGCAATCATTCCACAACGGCAATTCGGGTGCAGCGGAGGCTCGGCATAAGGAAGCGTATTACCATCTAATCCATTGCCGTTTAAATCCCACTTTAACCCGTCACGAACGCCGCAGGATTCGCATGTATGCCCGTCAAGCGTACTGCTCCACCTGACACCTTTGATAATGTCAGCGTTCTTTCGATACGTTTCCATCCTTGCACTATTGGCAATCGTTGCGGTACTCGTTTGCACTAATGCGGCGGCATTACTACGCGCCATTTTCATCACGCCCGGCGTTTCTTTTGTGCCTACAATGCGTGAGATTATTTGTTGATTCGTTTCACCGGCTATCACGCCTTGGCGGATTTCTGCCGACAGTCTGAATTGCAAATCGCCGGCTTGTTTTTCCATCCACGCATCTAATGGCGACCCTTGAATCAGGACATTTTTAGCAACCGATGCTATGTATTCTGCTGTTGGCTTCGCACCCTTGCCGATTATCACACCCAGCACATTTTCAAGCGCGTGAGTTGTGGCGCTGGCCTGCACTGGTGCAAGGCTGGCAAGTGTATTCGCAATATCTAAATGGACTTCGGTATAGGTTTCCTGAATCAGCACTGAGATTTCTCTAAGCACATCTTCGGTTTTGGCTTTGCCCATGTCGGATAACATTTGCTTTGCCAGTAATTCTTTCAGGTCGTTTTCTAGGCGTTCGAGTATTGAGAGAATCTTTGCTCTCTCTCCCGCTTCAAGTCTGGCAAGGTCAACCGATTGTGCGATCATTTGAGCCAATAAAAGAGCCTCAAGGTCGGACATTATGCGTCAACTTTATCCGTGATGGATAGCTTTATCGGAGCGCCTTTTAACACCGGCAATGCGGAGCTAATCTTTTCCGCCTCTGTCTCAAAATCCAAATCTGGATTGATGATGCCGTATCGCTGCAACTCAGCGAATGCGGCCTCTTTCGATAGCATGTCACTCGCAACCAATGTAACCAATGCAGCTACGAACGGCTGGACCGCAGCTCCTTGTATTGGAGCTGCGGCGAAGTCGTCAAATACATCAACGTCTCCCTGTTCTGGCAAACCCGCCCATTCAGCCATGATGTCAATAACTTGGTCGAGTACGTCCTCTAACTGCCCTGCCATTGCCGACAATTGACACTGAGCTTGAGCGGTATCAATACTTGACTGGGTAGCTGTCATGTCGCCCGGCTTCGATACCAGCAACTCCGCGCCCATCGTGCGCATCTGATCTTCAAGATCGTGTAATGATTCGCTTCCGGCAGAGATCGCCGCGCCTGAGTGTTCCACAAACTTTGCATCAGCGCCCAATGGCAGCATCAAAGCCGCCTTTGCGCCGACAACTATTTTTGTTTTGTCATCTACGCCGGTAATTGCGAGAATCGGCACACGAGCGGTATGCAATATGCTGTATTGGTCGCTTGAGCTATTCCAGTGCTGCACGTTCAAATCGGCTAAATCACTCAGCGGCGGAGTTGCCTGCATGAATCCAGTGCGGTGCGTGTAGAGCGTCACTAGCGGAATGTAATCTAGGCTGGTCACGCCCTCATCGGACAAAATCCACTCTTTAGTCTGCGCGTTCTGCCTGTAAATCTTCCAAGCGCCGGGCGTTAATACGCGAACCTGATCGACATTTACCGATCCGAATTCGCCATCTGGCACTGAAACAGCCTCAAGGATTCGAGCCTGAATTAGCGTTTCTACCCCGTTTATTTTTTCGCTTTTCCAACCAATAACACTTGATGGCTTTAAGTGTACCAAGTATGGGCGCGCACCCATTGCGCGCTCATCAGCTAGCGTTGGGGCTATAGGAGTTCCATCCGCCAATACTGTTTTCGGATATTCAACCAATACATGCGTTAAGCCATAGGCCAGCGCAGTTTTAAAAATCTCGTGTGCGAATACATCGAGGTTTCTGCCTTGCATGTCTATGTTATCGAACCAATCCTCAACCGTTTTCTCAATATCAGACCAGCGAATAGGCTCAGAGAATGGCTTGCTTGCCATATTGTCGATGGTGCGACCGTAGGCATTGAATAACGTGGAAGTCTGCAATCTGTAATCGTAGCTTGCTTGATCTTCTTGAGGCCAGCGTTGCAAGTATTTCTCACGCGCAGCGCGCATTGCCCATGTGCCGCCCAATAACGTATCAATCAAAACCCATCTTTGGCGCAGCGCATTAGCTTCGTCCGATAGGTCGTTTACTTTGATTGTCATTTTTTTTGGCGTTAAAAAAGCCGCTTATTGGCGGCTTGTATATTGGGTTTGTGATGCTTAAATTCTTAACTGACTTACGATTACGGTGCGCTTAACTATAGGGTATCGGTACGCAATTACATATCCTGCGGCATCCAAAATATGATCTAAGCCGCTTGTTTTATCTGGTTCGCCATTCTTGTTGTAAGCCTGTTTTTCCAGTGATTCGACAAGGTTTGGGCATCGTTGCGGGTTTACCCTATAACGTCTTACGCCATCCTTATGAACCATTGCATTGACCGACAAGATGCGATCTTTTACGGCTGGATTAGTGCCGTTAACACAAACCCTAAATCCAGCGGAGCGAAGTAACGACAAGTCTGACTCACTAGCATTGTTACTTTTTCTAGCCTGCCCTGAAGCGTCCGGGTAAATCATAATCGGATGGCCTGCGTAGTCGCGCTTCAGTAGCGCAATCATCGCAGGGGTATCAAAAACCTCTGTGTACTCGGCTACAGCATGAGGATTATCGCCATCACGTAGAACATGAATTACTGCCGCCATGTGCGACACGTTAAAGTCTAGGCCAATATGCAACTGCTCATTATCTTTAGCTATTTCATGCGAGGCATTTAATACTCTGTCGAACTCAGCATAGACGCTGCCCGCCGTTAGGTTGACGAACTCGCCCTCTAAATATGCCGATAGTAAACTTGTCGGGTAACTACTTCTAAGGCTATCAATGTAACCGGCTGGAAGGTTTGCGGAGTTATCATCTGTACGTGCCCGATAAATTCGGTAATCTGCTCCGCCATCTCTAACCCATCGCTGCCAGACAAATCTAAATCCTTCTGGCGTTGTTGCAACTGCCACCGTATTGCCCGTTGCGCACTTTTGCCGATTACGCGCTAATACCTTAATCCAAACATCAAGCGCCTTTTGAGTTGGCAATGTGTCCAACTCATCAAGTATGCTATGCGCGACCTCATAGCCTACAATGCGCTCTGGCTGATCCATCGTGCGAAACTTAATCTGCCCTTTATAATCCGGTAGTTCAATATGCGCAGCCGTCTTATTTAACGTGTGGCGAATCTTGAACGTGTCTAGTATTTCGCTAAATCGTGGGAATGCAATATCTCTAACTAACGGGTATGTCGGAAGGTAATAGGCCACGTCCTGACCAATGCACTGACTTTTTAACGACACGGCGCGCATAATTGCCGCCGTTGTCTTGCCGCTTCCGAACCCGCCAACAAATGCCGGGAATCTGAATCTACTCCTAGCAAATAACCTTTGCGGCTCACTTAGTTCTATCGGTGGAATGCCGATTACTTTTGACATTAGTTTATTGAGGTTGCTGATTCGCCCATGTGTTCGGGCTCGCCATACTCTCCCGCGCCGCCAATAATAATAGTCGGGGCAATCTCTAAATCTTTCCCACCCTTTCCAGTTAATTGCGTTTCTTTCACCTCACGATAATCATCAGGGAATCGAGCCGACATAATCCGCCCCCATAATCCACCGTTAAACCCCACTGAAGCAATTCCGCTTTCGGCTTTATTCTCCCATTCGGCCAATGCCAAATCTCGCGCACGTGTTAAGGCGTATAAAAAAGCAGGGTATTCATCACACCAGATGTCCAAGGTCATACGAGTAACGTCAATGCGCGGGTCTGCCGCAATCTGCGCTTTACTCTTGCCGAGTCTCCCTAACTCAATGACGACCTTACAGAATTCAGGGCGATATTTGGTCGGGCGACCTAATTTATTCATTACCCGCTCGGGGTTATCCGAAACGGGCTTTGTTTTCTTCGTTGCCATTGGTTGGCTTAGTCGCTTAGACCAGCAGACTTCATGCCTGATTTATGCTTTGCATTGCGCATTGCGCCTGCGGTACTTTTTGATATTCCACGAACACTTTCCATGATATTTTTCCTTTCAGTTATTTAATTCCGCCATTAAAACAGTTCGGGCGGCTTCCGGGCTGTCATGCCACGAGGCCGCAAAGCTGGTGCAAGTAAGCGCCGCCAGCTTTGAAGACTGGGAGCAAGGCCGCTACCGTATGCCTGCTCCAGTGTGGCGCTTGTTCAAAATACTAACCGGGGCAGAAAAATTCCCGCCATAACAATGCAAAACGCCCGCAAGAATTAACTTGTGCGGGCGATGCGTAAACTGTGGAGACAGTTGTGGAGGGCTTAATTCTGGCACATTTACTGGCACTTATTCAAA